AGCACCCAAGGCAGCACCCAAGGCAGCACCCAAGGCAGCAAAATCTCCCACGCTAAAAAAAATTAAAAAAAAGAGGAAGCTGACCTTAAAAAACACTGCCAAGTCAAAAAGCGCACTGGTGAACATTGAACACTTTAAGAAAGAAGGGGAAACAAGTCTTAAATTGTTGAGTGAAACAGAGTTAAGTGCCATGATAAGGGCTGCAAATGACGCCTATTATTGTAATAATTCGTCGATATTGTCAGATAACCAATACGATATTCTGCGTGAATACACACTTGCCAAGTTTCCCAATAACATTGCGGTTCAAGAAGGGCATACCGAATGTGTTGTGGAGAAAAATAAAGTAACCCTTCCCTATGAAATGTGGTCTATGGATAAAATTAAACCAGACACAGGTGCGTTGACAAAATGGTTAGAAAAATATTCGGGACCCTATGTTGTTTCCAGCAAAAAAGATGGCGTGAGTGGATTATTTAGTACAGAGGGTGATGAACCGAAATTATATACACGAGGAAATGGTAAAGTTGGGCAAGATGTTACCCATTTGATACCTTATCTTCGTTTGCCTACAGACAGACCCGATTTGGTAATTAGAGGAGAATTTATAATTAAACGTGCATTGTTTGAAGAGAAATACAGTTCGGAGTATTCAAATGCTCGTAATTTTGTTGCAGGATTAGTAAATCAGAAGACATTGGATATTTCCAGATTGCAAGATGTGGATTTTGTAGCATATGAAGTCATCAAGCCTGCTAACAAGTCGCCAAGCGAACAAATGATGTATTTAGAAGACCTTCAGGACGCTGGTGAAGTGATATGTGTTCGCAATGAGACACTGCCGATGATAACAAATGAAATATTATCAGAAATATTAGTGTCATGGAGGGATAGTTCTGAATACGAGATAGATGGTATAATTGTTGCAAATGATAAAGCTTATCCTCGCGATCATAAAAATCCCAAACATGCCTTTGCCTTCAAGATGGTTTTGTCTGACCAGATGGCTGAAGCCAAAGTAGTGGATGTGATCTGGACAGCGAGCAAGCACGGATATTTAAAGCCGCGTGTTAAGATTGAACCAGTTGTTTTGGGAGGTGCTAAGATAGAGTATGCAACGGGATTCAATGGCAAATTTATCCAAGACAACAATATTGGTGTGGGCGCAGTTATTAGTTTAATTCGCAGTGGAGACGTCATTCCGCATATCAAGGCTGTAATCCAGCCAGCCGAGTCTCCATTGATGCCCACAGAACCCTATGTTTGGAGTGAGGGACATGTTGATATCATTTTAGAAAATGTCTCGGGGGATTTAACAGTTGCTAAAAAAGTGATTGCAAATTTCTTTAAAAAGCTTGAGGTTGAAGGTTTGGGTGAAGGAAATGTCCGACGAATAATTGAATCGGGTTCTACCACAATTCCTGCTGTGGTCGCTATGTCAGAAGCGGATTTGTTTGCTGTAGAGGGGTTTAAAGAGAAAACAGCAGCCAAAATATATAATAATATTAAAACACAGTTAGCAGCAGCAAGTGTGGTTAAGCTAATGAGCGCGTCTAATGTGTTTGGACGCAGCATTGGTGAAAGAATATCAGGGGCGATTTTAGAGGTTCATCCCGATATTTTGGTGTCGGAGGAGACAGAGGAGGAAAAAATTATCAAGGTGAAACAGGTCCCACGTGTAGGAAAAATTGCTCCACGATTTGTTGCAGCAATCCCAAGATTTGTGGAATTTATGAATGAGATTAATATGCAAGACAAATTGGTTCATGCTCCTGTGGGTGCCGAGCCCAGCGTGTCAGACGCACCAGACGCGCCCACGCATGAATTATCTGGGAAATCAATAGTCTTTACAGGTGGAAAAGACAAGGCATTAATAAAAACCTTGGAAGCATTGGGTGCCAAAATAGGAACAGGGGTTTCTAAAAATACGTTTGTTTTGATAGCCAAAGATAAGGATGCCACCACAGGTAAAGTGCAACAAGCAAGGGACCTTGGTGTTGACATAATGACCGTGGAGGAATTTGTGGAGGGATTCAATTTATAATGTGCAAATTAAATCCTTGCCTTTTTGATTAGAAAAACCTTTTTTTTGATTAATAACTTTTTATAAAAGTTATATATATAATGAAAAAGGTGGTGGTAGAGAAGCTAATAACGGATAATAAAATGATTAAATTGGGAAATACCTTTGTAAAACCCTCACAAATAAAACAAATTATCAATGAAGACGCAGATGTTTACACAAATGATGGGAGATTATTATTAAAGTTTCGTAAAAATAAGATTGATAAAAAAAATACAAATAATTTTTATGAGGCAACTTATAATTACACCGTTTCAAATACGTCAAAAAATCGCGGAAATACATCGGGGAGCAAGAATAAAAGCATACGAGCCAATGAGCCGATAAAATCTTCTATTATTGGATATTTCGACAAGTGGGCACCCAATCATAAATTTTTTTTTAAACAGAATGGAATCAAAACGCCTTTAGCAGTAAGAGAGACCAGTTTTAATAGCAAATATCCAGAAAAGATGAAACGTGCGGAACCCTTAATTAAACAAATTGATAAATTATATAAGCAGTTACTGCCCGAATATTATAAAAAGCAAATTAAAAAGGCAAGACAAACAGAGTTCAAAATCGCCCACACTTCTTTTACAACAATAACCACTAATATTAATTTCAAGACCTCTATTCATAAGGATAGGGGCGACGATATTGATGGGTTTGGTAATTTAACTGTTATACAAAGAGGAGAATATTCGGGAGGAGAGACATGTTTGCCACAATATGGTATTGGGGTAAATGTGCGTGAAGGCGACATTTTATTTATGGATGTCCATGAATGGCATGGAAACTTGCCAACTAAATTTGCGACGCCGAGTGCTGTTAGAATGTCAATTGTCTGTTATTTAAGAACCGATATTTGGAAGAAAACAAAGGACCTGCCTAAAAATTTTAAAGTGCGGCACCTAAAATCCATTAAGCGCATATTTGGTAGAACGGAAACGAAAAAGAAAACAAGAAAAAAGCGTTAATTTCTTTTACGGGTTTTATTTTTCTTGGTTTTATTTTTCTTTGTTTGACGGCGATCTTTAATCTTGATTTCTGTCATTCCATTTTTCCTATGAAAAATGGATACTAAATCCGGATATTTTTTAATTAAATAATTAGCCGCCTGTTTATTAATTTCAAATCTGTTATTTTCTTTTCCCAGTCCGCCCGGTGCTAAAAATTTGGTTTTAATTGTTATTCTGTTGAATCGTAAAATTATACCATCTTTAAGATAGTAAAGTATGCTTTGTTCATAATCTTCCTTTTCTTTTGCTTTAGGATTTAATGCTAAATCCTTTCTTACGATATATCCATATAGCGCACCAATTAGAAATCGTAAATCGGTTGAGATTACAGCGCCATTCTTCATAAAGAATGGATTAGAGACTGGATAAATACCCCATATAAAGGCCTTGTGTTTATTAAGAAGTTTGTGTGCCTTTTTAAAAAACACATCGAGGTTTTTCATTTTACTAAGGCGTTTTTCGTTAACATATTTCATGACCTCTTCGATGTCATCATCAATGGAAACTATATAGTCTCCGTTATTAAAATAGTTCCGTATAAAGATGCGTTGGTTTGTTATCCCTTTTTTACCAATTACAATCGTGTTGTACATATTTCTAGGAATGGCTTCTTCATAAATGCGTTTTTCTTGAGAATTGGCAACAAATATATAGATGTGGTTAGCTTTCACCTTTCCATTTAATAGAGTAGGTAATGTCTTATTGAGCAATATTTTTTCTCGTTTATACGAGGGTATGGCAACCTTATACATATATACTTTTTAGAAAATAATAAAATTGAATATAAATATAAAATAGTATATATATTTATATGAAGTTTTCCAGTCTTCTCAAAACCACGATCGTCGGTATTTTAGGAATTTTTTCACTCCCAACTGCCTCTGGTTGTGATCCAAACCTCGCTCTTATTTCACATCCTTATTGGGATAAATTCTCAAATTATCTATCAGAATATAACAAAGAGTATTCATCATGGGAGTTGAATGAGAGATTTATGAATTTTGTCACGAATTATGGTAAGATAATTGAGAATGAGCTGTTGGATATTAATGAATATATGGATTTAAGCGAGGAAGAATTTAGGGATACAATGCATTTAGGGTGTTATACCCCGAAGCAGGGTTATTATCAGAGCTTATTTGGGTGTGATTCCTTTGAGGAAATCTTGGGAGGAGAAATCCCGGATTCCATTGACTGGCGCGATTTAGGTGCCGTTACCCCAGTTAAAAATCAAGGCAATTGTGGCAGCTGCTGGTCGTTTTCTGCTACTGGAGCCATGGAAGGCGCATTCCAAATAAATACTGGTGACCTTGTCAGTTTATCAGAGCAACAGTTTGTGGATTGTGTAGACAATGGATGTAATGGTGGATTGATGGACGATGCTTTTGAGTATGCTGAAAAGAATGTTTTATGTACGGAGGAGGAACTGCCATATGAAGGGGAGGAAGGCACCTGTGTGGATGATTCTGTGGCGGCTACTGCTGTGTGTGACACGGGATTGGTGTTGTCTGGATGTGTCGACGTGTCGTCAGGAAATGAAACGGCATTGAAGGTGGCAGTGAGTCGTGGACCAGTGGCAGTGGCCATAGAGGCAGATACAGCAACGTTTCAGTTGTATTCGGGAGGAATTATTACATCAAAAATGTGTGGAACCTCGCTAGATCATGGTGTGTTGGTGGTCGGTTATGGAGAGGATGATGGTCAGCTGTATTGGACAGTAAAAAACAGTTGGGGTGATTCGTGGGGGGAAGAGGGTTATGTGCGGATTGGTCGCACAGATGATCCTACAGTAAATGGTGATGGTGTGTGTGGGATTGCGATGCAGGCGTCATTCCCCGTGGTTTAAAATTCAAATTCGTATTCATAAATTTCCTTGATTGCTATTTTTGATTGTTTATAAAAGCGCATTTTAATAGTGCGATTTTGAGAGGCAATATCTTGTTTTCCATTAAATAATTTATTACAATATTTGCAGTAAAGTTCTTGAATGTTTGCATTACTCAATTTTTGTGCTTCATACCAACTGTTAAATTTTATATAAATCAATCTAACAATAGACTGTAAAATATTATCAAACTTAAGGGTGGATAATATTTTCCAATTGTTGTCTTCAAGTGCATAAAATTGATTAGGGCGTGTTTCAAAACACTTTATCGGAATATTATTTTCAACGAGAATATTGGTAATCGCATGAATTATATTAGCATCAAAAATGGTTTGGATATGTTCGTCTGTAATTGTTAATGTGGACATAAAAACGGAAACATGGGGTATACTAGGATAAGTTTTAGATAACCAGGTAATAATATTTATCTTCTTTTTTTTTTGTTGAATGTATTTTTCAAAGTTATTGATTTGTTTTTGCATTTTCTGTTGTTTAACATAAACCTCTTGTATTATTTTATACAAATCAAGAGTGGAAGGGACTTGTTGTAGTTCTTCTAGTTCTTTAACGGTTTCTCTTGAAGAATTAAGAGAAAGTTCGCACATTAGAACGTGGCGGTCATATAAATATTTCGTTTTCCATTTGTGATTACATAGCTGACACTTATATGTAAATTTTTTTGTTTTCATTTAAAATCCCTTTTAGTCGTTATAATCTGTTCAATTATTATTAATAATATTATCAATATTATATAAATATGTCGAAAGTTTATAACTGTTGTTGCGGGTCATGTAATAGCTGTACTAATGGGCGATGTACAACATTGTGTCCTTCTGCTATTGCTACACAATTATTAATACAAAATCAACGACGTGTTTCTTCATCGCTTTATACAATGAATTTAGGTGCTACAAGTGTTACGGGTCCCCATAGTAATAACGGCGGTCTTTTTGTAAATTGGAACCAGTCAAGTGATAGATTGAGACCTAGTGGGAGCACTGTGAATAATATTGTTGTTGTTCCTAGTCGTGGCAACAGTACTCGCAGCTCAATAACACGATTAAGACCAGGTTCAATGAAACCAGGAGGGAAAGGGGTTGACATTAAACATAACTCCTATAGTAGATATTTAGCACGGAGAAAAGCTCAGTGTCTAAAAACCCAAATAAAATCGCAGAGCGTTCACAGCGAGTATCAAACTGGGGCGGTTGCAAATGGGATATGTCCAAAACAAGGTAACAAAACAAAAAAATATGGTCTCATGGGTTATGCTGGGTTTGGGAGCTGTGAAACGAATAAAATTTTCTGTGAAAATTAATATGATATATTAATATATAATGCTGTCTTTACAACAAAGAAAAATTAATATGCAACGGAAAAAGGTACAGGCTAGAAAAATATCAGCTCAAAAAAATAGACAAATGAAATCTAGAAATTTTAATATAGGCAATTTAGCGTTAAAACGAGCAATTAGCAGACAGAATAAATCCGGTGGTGGTGGATGTGGTTGTGGTAAATAAAAATACTTTTTTCTTAAAAGTATATATAATGTTACCACAAACATTCATACTTAAAAATCTGCCCATGGTATTTATTAAAAGCAACAATAGATATTACAAACCACATAGCCAACCGTCATGTGGTATAGGTGGTTCCTGTAACAGGGGGTTATTAAATTATAAAAAACGTAGATTATGAAAATTGATTTAAATATATTGTATATAAATTTATTTAAATGAGTCGACCAACGCAATTAGCAACAATTCAACAAGAAGCTTTAGAATTATTTAAGAAAAAAAACGCAGATTACGGAGATTCTTTTGCGACCTACGGTCCTATTGGAGTTTTGGTGCGGATGGGTGATAAAATTTCCAGATTGCAAACTATAACTACCAAAGGCATTATTTTGGTTGATGATGAAGCATTACGGGATACACTTATTGATTTACATAATTATGCAGCAATGGGGGTAATGCTCTTAGACGAAAAAAAATAAGCTTAAAACGATAATTAAATAAGCCTTTAATTTCTTCAGATCCTGAAAAAATTAAAGATATCAATATTATAAATACAATGATCAGACCGGATTTTGTTTTTAAACTTATTGCCATAGGTAACAACTCGGTTGGTAAAACTAGTATATTAAATAATTTTGTAACGCAAACCCCAACAGATTTTTCTAACATGCCGACAATAGGTGTAGATTTACATACCACAGATGTAAAAATAGATGAAAAATTGATTCGGGTACATTTTTGGGATACGGCAGGTCAAGAACAGTTTAGATCAATAATTCAACATTTTTATCGTGGTTGTGCTGGTGCAATTTTAGTATATGATACAACCTTTTGGGCAAGCTTTAATCATTTAACTTATTGGGTAAAGGAAATACGCAGGGACAATCCTACAATTCCTTTAATAATGCTTGGTAATAAAATAGACTTAACAGATAAAAAAGTTGTGCCCAGTGCGACAGCACAACAGTTTGCTGACGCTAACGAAATTACTTTTTTTGAAGTTTCTGCTTGTGATAATAATACAATAAATCCAGCTATTATGAAATTGATATCGGACATTTATGAACAATATAAATTGAATCCGCGCGCATGTTTAGGGGTTCGTGAATTTTCTTCTAATGTTTTAATTAAAAATAATAATGAATCCAAATGTTGTAATACTTTTTAAAATTTAAAAATAATTTAAAAATAATTTATAAAAAATATATAATGGCGTTTAACTTAAATATTGATAATTATACTCTTAGCGAATTAGAAGATTTATTTAATCTTACAAATCCCTATTCTTCTGAAGATATAAAAGACAGTAACAAACTTTTGAAATCACAGCTTCTTAAAAAAGATCAGATGAGCATTGATGATAAGACTAATATTATTTTTTTTTTAGATAATGTAAATAATAAGTTAGAATCACAAACACCAACTAATACTTTTTTAGAAAGTAAAAACGATGTGCTGCAGGAAGGTGGGAACATTATAATAGAACGACCGTCCAATAAAACAGCAGTGGCTGCAAAATCATGGCTGGGAAGAACAATGGGGGGCTCATCCTCAGGACACCCTGGTTATATAAACCCGATAAATGTTGCGACTATACAGAAAACTATCAATATTGATACACGTTTTAGAGAGCAATATTATAATACAAAGAGTTCTGATTTTGATATAGTATTGCCAGAAAAATTTACAAATGTTATGTCAATGCGACTGGCTTCATTTGAATTTCCATTATCTTATCATGCAATATCAAGAAGTTTGGGAAATAACTGTTTTACAGTTACTTTTTTGGATGCTTCGTCATGCAGTGATGCGCCCTGTAACTTATGTGCTGACAATGTTAGTCCAAGTTGTAGTTGTCAAGATGGCTCTGGTTGTGCTTATTTAGTTCAATTACCAGATGGAAATTACGAAGATAGTTTTTCATCATCAAGTTATGCTGCCTTTATAGAAAATGGGATAAATTATGCTCTAAGAAAAGCTATTAATTTGGCAACTGGCGAATTTGTTAATTTATATGACAGTGACAAGGGTATTCGTTATACTGTTGACCGTGTAAGTGGACGTAGTATATTCGCATTTAAAGCTGATGACCCACCCGACGACGAGGCAAAGACCCGGCGGTTCCAACTTAATTTCAATACTAATAGAGACGGATGCATTGACTTAGGATTAGAAATACAGCTTAATTTAGGCTGGTTATTAGGTTATCGTTTTGGTGTGTATAAGGGAGCATCTATTATTTCTGAAGGTGTTTGTTATACTATAGGTCCTAAATATATGTTTTTGTGTATTAATGACCATAACAATAATGTAAATAATTATTTTACATCAGCATTTTCGCGGTCTGTTTTACAAAAAGATATATTGGCACGAATAAACTTAGCGAGTGTTCTACAGGACAATCGTGTATATAAGAGTGGACAAGATGATGGTTTTTCTACTCAAATTAATCGGTCACGCAATTATTTTGGTCCTGTTAATATACAGCGTTTAAAAATTACGCTTTTGGATGAATATGGTCGTGTTATTGACCTAAATTATATGGATTGGTCATTTGCGCTTGCGTTTGAATGTCAATATGATTAAAGAACGGAAATTGACCGGTCCTTACAGTCAGGCCATTTATCCAATTGTCCATCTACATAACACGCAGAATCCGAAGCTGCTGAACAAAGCTTTGGAAGTTCTCTACAAGAATCCTGACATGTTTGATTAATATATGTGTCGACATCCTTATTCGTTATTTCTTTTGTGGTAAATTTGACAGCACTAGGAAACATAAATCCCTTTAAAAAGCGATTACCATTTGCATTTAAATATTCACGCGAATCCTCATATGTGTTAGAAGACAAAAAACTAAAATATTTTTTGCTGACGCCAGTCTCACAGCCACCAACAAAGAGTTCATAATTGGGGTCAACAAAATTCTGATCGGAACCATCTCTTGATGTGGGTGATAATTCAACCAGGGTTATTGTATTGAATTTAATATGTAAACAGCTTGCATCACATGCCCATGTTGCTACGCCAGGAATTGTACCTGTATCTATTTGTAAAAAGGGTCCCTCCCATAATTTCCCTGATAGCGGCAAACTCGAACATTTGCCGAGCTTAACCTTATTACAATAATACATACCTTTTGATAGATTTAATAAGCTCGAATAATCGGGAGCGCTTATTAGGAACCCCGAGTCTGAAACCCTTATGTTTGAATACGTCTGATTATTCCTTTTTGACAAATTTACAAGCAACGATTTTGCTAAAGTGTTATACGTCGTTGATTGTTTAAGTCGCAGAGTGCGATCACTAGAATCTTGCATGCTTCCACTTTGATTATATCTTATAAAAGGTCTTGTACGCACTGGCGGCATTATATATATATATATATATATATATCAAAATTGAACAAATTTTATAATGTGTTATAAAATTATAACATGGGATGCATTCATTGTAACACCAACAATAAATTACCAGCATCAATAAAATGGGCAGACACAACAGCATTTGTACCTCCAATCGGTAGTGGGCGTGTTATAAAAGTTTATGATGGAGACACAATTACCGTAGCCAATTATATGCCTTATAAAAACAGTCCCCTTTATCGTTTCTCCGTCCGAATTAATGGAATTGATTGTCCTGAATTAAAAACCAGAAATTCTACCGAAAAACAGTGTGCGATCATAGCACGTGATATTTTGTCTAAAAAGATTTTAAATAAAAATGTGGAGTTGGAGAATGTCTCCATGGAAAAATACGGACGGATGCTGGCAAATGTCATTTACAAAGGAGAAAATTGTGGAAAGTTTTTATGTAAAAAAAGATTGGCAGTGCCTTATTCTGGGGGCACAAAAACTCCTCCCGAAGATTGGATGAAATATTATAAATCAGGCTAAACTATTTTCAGCTTTCGTGGATTACCAATCTCTAAATCAATTGGACAATGGTCTGAGCCCAATTGATCTTTTAAAATCCTGCAATTTTTAATCTTTTTTTTCATAGATACAGGCACAAGAAAGTAATCAATGCGCCACCCCCGGTTTGTTTTTCGTAAATGGGGCATTCTCTGATCCCAGTATGTATAATTATGGGGTTCTGAATTTATTACTCTAAAAGCATCCACAAATCCCGCTTTTAAATGCTGTTGAAAATTTATGCGCTCATCATCTAAAAATCCAGCTACCTTATTTCTATTCCTATCAGGATTATAGATGTCTATGTCTTGATGAACCACATTTAAATCTCCACAAACAATGGTCGGTTTACGAGCATTTAGGTCACAAATATACTCTCTGAAATGATCGTCCCACACACCTGATCTAAACAGGTGTCGGTCAGTGCCTGGGGACTGTGAGTTAGGTGTATAAACAGTTACAACAATAATTTTTTCAAATTCAATAGTGGTAACACGACCTTCTTCGTCTATTTCGGGTGGTTCTAGCTCAGCGATGGGTTCGTTTTTGGACCAAATTGCCGTTCCCGACAACCCTTTACGCTGTGTAGTACCCATAGTAGACCGCCAGTAGCGAAAGGGGTACATAGCATCTAGGTCCTCTGGTATTTTAACTTGTTCTGCAGTGGCTTTTGTTTCTTGAAAGCAAACTACATCATAATAGCCCGAATTAAGAAATGAAAGAGAGTCTTTTTTGATAGTGGCACGAATGCCTGCAACGTTCCAACTTAGAATTTTCATTGTGTGAGTATGTCTAATTATAATTTGAATAATCGCGAGCAATTTTTTTAATTATAGTTTGATAGATTTATATGTTTTAAATATAAATCGTGTAGGACATTTTATTTTTTTGGCGTATGTATTCCATATTTGTGCTCGTCTATGGGCATTTTTTAAAAGGTATAATTCTCTTTTTTTATTTTTTTTGTTTTTTGGATGAGGATTTATACAGCCTATTTTATGGATAATCGCATAGGTATTCTGCTTGTAAAGTCCATTACACCAAATATAAAGCATATCTATACCCCAGCCAATTAAACTATAATCTAATATTTTCATTAGATTAGTTAATGCTTTTTTATTAAACAATGGCACGTTAACTTCAACAAAATTAGTGTAGGACAACAATATATTTTGTCTGCGTTTTGTTATTGCGTGACTAATTATCGAACCAGATTTAAAGGATGGACCACATATAGATAAATTATATTGCTTGGCAATTGAAAACATCTCATTTATTCGTGGAACATCAATTATAATATCGTCATCTAATATAAAAAAATAGTCGTACTTGTTTATAATTTCAGGATATTTCTCGTAAAAATATTTAAAATTTTGAAATTTACTCCCCTTTCTTTTTTCAATAAATGTAACTTTTGATTTATATTTATTAAAGATATTGTCATCGTTAGCATAATAAATAACATATATATCGTAATTCATATTATTTCCTATATATAAATCGTCAAAAGATGTATTGTCCCCAACAGAAGAAAAAACAAAATTGGTTGTCATTTAAATATATATAAAAAATATATTTAAAACACTATTCCTAATCTAATTCTAAAAAAAATTGATTAAACAAATTGGTTATATATACCTATAAAATGATTAACCAACCTCTATCGATTTATATTCCATGCGTATACTGCAACATTACTAAACAACATATCCTAGAAACATTTCGGAACATGGGGTTAGCCGAAGTGTCTAGAATTGATTTTGTGCAGCGCGAAATTAATAATATTGATAATTCTGTTTCCCACCCATTCAATCAAGCATTTGTTTATTTTGCCTATTGGAATAAGAACCCAGTAGTAGACAAACTTCACAAAGAAATTTTAAACCCCGACATTGATGCAAAATTGGTATATGAAGAACCCTATTATTGGCGGATGCTCCCCAATTATAATCCAAGATTTGAAGAGGAACAAACCCACAACGATTTGCGAACCGTGATTATGTCCCTACAGGAAAAGGTGGAACACCAAAATAATCTACTAACCATTATGGGACAACGCATTTTTGACCTAGCACATGTTGTAAATGCTCCACGAAATAATTGTAAAGAAACACCTAGTCCTGAAACACCTCGGTTACAAAGCTTTTCAAATAATAAGCTTCCACAACTCGGTGTTCAAACAACCGTTTTTAACAACGATAATGCTGAGGTTACTTCAGATGGCAGCTATGATATTTTAGATGGCAATAATTCCACTGATACTAATGTTTGATAATAAAATATGTTTATAAAATATATGAATACATTAAAAAAATGCATAATCGTTCTATTATTTTTTATAATCGTTTTAAATTTGGTGAATACTAATAATAAACAACTGGATAATATTATAGAAAATTTAGATAACCAGGATTCTAAATTTAAGGTGCCCATAGCTAATAGAAAAATATTAATTTTATATACTGGAGGGACGATCGGAATGGTTGAAACCGCAGATGGTTATTCACCTAAGAAGGGTTATTTAGAAAAAAAAATAAACACCCTATTGGGACAACACAGCAGCTCAAAAAAAATAATAGCGGATTACCATATTAAAGAGTATGAACCTCTTCTAGATTCGTCTAATATGACTCCAAAAAATTGGAACACAATGTTAAAAGATATCGACCAATATTATAATGACTATGATTCTTTTATAGTCATACATGGTACGGATACAATGTCATATACGGCTAGTGCTTTATCATTTGCGATACAACAATTAGATAAACAAATTATTGTAACCGGTTCCCAAATACCTATTCAACGATTAAGGAATGATGGACAAGATAATTTGTTAACGTCGTTAATATTGGCCTCAAATTATAATATCCCTGAAGTATTATTAGTATTCTCTAACTCAATTATGCGAGGCAATAGATCTAAAAAGATTAGTTCTAACAAGCTACAAGCTTTTAGTTGTCCTAATTTTAATAATTTGGGAGCATTTGGTTATGCACAGTACCCAGAAATAAATGATAAAAAAATTTTTAATCCCGTATCCTATGGTTTTTCCAGTTTTGCTGTAAATATGTATAATACCACTATTCAAGTAATAACTATTTTTTTAACTCCTGGAATCAATTTCGAATATTTTAAAAATATGTTTGTAAATAATCACAATATTAAAGGTGTATTATTAGTCACCTTTGGTATAGGAGATGGTCCAGTAGCAAATGGTCGTTTCTTAGAATTATTGCAAGTAATTAATGACCGTAATGCGGTTGCAGTAAACATATCTCAGTGTGTTGAAGGACGTGTGGACATGGACGATTACGAGACGGGTAGTGCATTGAAAAAATATAACGTAATATCTGGAAAAGATATGACATTAGAAGCGGCTTATTGTAAATTATTGTTTTTATTAAGTTATTACAAAAGTAATACTGAAATAGTCAGACAAAAAATGGAGAAGAACTTAAGAGGTGAATTATTAGAACATTTGGGCATTAAGAATGTAGATGCTAATATATTAGTTTAATTCATAATGCATGATATATAAAATATCAATATCTAATGAAAGTAATCCGTCCCAACCACACGAAACATTTGCTGTTACCTCTGCATTTGTATCGCTCTGCGTTTTGGGATTACCATCACTATCGACCGCGCCTGTTTTGTAGGTTGGATTTCCATTCGTGTCAAATTCGTCACCCGGGTTCCATTTCATTTCATCATAGGCCCAACCATATGTTTGACAAGTAACAGGATCCTCAGACTTTGCAGGAAAATTGTTACCACTTCTCTGTAACCAATTTAAATAGGTGGTTGCTATATCATTTGTTCTCCACCAAACATGATACCCTTTCTTCTGTTCTGCATCGCCCGACGGCGCACCTGCCAGTTCCTTATTTGTTCTTCCATCGCAGTACTCGCCACAATCACTTGAATCGGCTGTTTGCTCCCATGTAGTCCAGGCGAAAACACCATCGGCGGTGTCTGGGCTTGTTCCAAGAGTCGATGAGAGACTATCTTCTGACGGCAGGTTATCCTTAACATTCACCCATTTGGGGTTACCGCAAGTCTTTACAGTACCCCCAATACCAACTAGAATTTCATAAGGACATTCATCAAGGTTTGGATATATTTCACATCCTCGTTGTCCTCCTCCTCCATCACAGAGATCATCGCCGTTGTATACTGCTTGCATTGTTCCGTTAA